TTCATATGCTGCACGAAATGATTCCCTATAGGATACAAACATTTGCGAACTGCCAGCATGCTGTTTGCATGGAAGCTCGCATTGCCCTCGCCTCTCCAGCCAGCGAAACGGAGAAGCTGCCTGCGAAGTGGCGGTCGGAAGAATGGTGTGCGAGTACGATGACAGATGATAGGCCAGCAGAGGAAATTTGTGCCAGCGAACTCGAAGCAGCACTCAAAGCCGACCGGCAAGGGCAGCCGAAGTGAGCCGGGCGAGTAAGGGTCGTGCATTCGAGTATGAGATACGTCAACTGTTTGAACGGGCCGGGTTCTCCGTGGTACGCGGTGCGGCGAGTAAGGGCTGGTTCCTACGGGAGAAGGTGGATCTGGTGGCCAGCCGGGAAACGCTGAACGGAAAAGATCGTGTGGACTTGATCGTGGTAGGTATACAATGCAAAGCTCGATCGAAGTAATGAAGCCGCTGTACCCGCCGGAAGGCTCACCGGTATGCGGCTACATGTGCTGCGCCATGAAAGCTGACGGCCGACCGTGCCGCCGGGTGGTGAAAACCAAGGTAAGTATCTGGCGCCACCTGCTGATGGTACATGGCATAAAGAAGCAAGCGAAGTTGAAGTTCGAGAAGGATGATGCCGAAAAATCAGAACCAACTGGGATTCACGTTTGAAGTTGAAGAGGATATTCTGACCACGTCGGTTGTTGAAGAGGAAGACGTTTGCCAGGACTGCCACGGCGGGATGAATATTTGTTCGAACGTGACGTGCCCTCGGTACACGGCCCCGGAGCCCGAGCAAACGTTCCTGATGCCGGAGTTCGAAGAAGAGGCCAAGGAACGGGCCGCAGCAGCCGAAGATGATTTGCCATGGGAAGAGTACACTAGCCAAGCGCAGCTGCTGTTCTTCGACCAGAACGGCCGTCAGGAGTACAAAGAATTGCTGAGCCGGGCAGCCGTTAGCATGGGGACACAGAACGCAACCGATACCATACTGGAGGCACTCCGCCGTGTTTCGCATTAACTTGACGTTCGAAAGGCCAGAACCAGAAGTAGCGCATGAGGCTGGTAAGCTGCACGAAGAAAGCATCGCCGAGACGCTAGTCGATTCTACGGCCGAAGTGTACACGCCACAGGGGCACCTGCTGGCCAAGTATCTGCACAACGAGTTCAGCGAAGAAGTTCACTGGCGCACCTACGAAGCCCTGAAAGGAGCGGCCACGACAACTGGCAGCCGGGGATACGCTACCGGTGCCAAGATAGACGGCAGCTTCCTGCCGTTCAGGAAGCGCAAGGATGGAACGACCAGCCGGACGCGGGAAAACCCAGTGAAGATAAAAAGTGGCATCGTAGGGTTCTTTGAACGTCAGGCTGCGCGCATCCCGTATTGCCGGCTCACCAGTTGGACGATGGACAACCGAGAAAAGTTCATGGCCGCGTTGCCGTTTTTGCGTTACGCCAGCCAACGCTTCCAGGAATTGGTCCCGGACCGCTACGCTAGCCAGCAGCTGTTTGTTGAGAACACACGGCGCGAGTGGGTGATACCGGGCACTGTGTTCACGACAATTACAGTGAATAGCAACTGGCAGACGGCACAGCACCAAGATGAAGGCGATTGCCGGCAAGGGTTCGGCGTGATGGCTTGCCTCGGGCATGACTTTGAAGGCTGCTACCTGGCCTTCCCGAAGTACCGCGTGGCGTTCGCAATGCGGCCTAGGGACTTGATCCTGGCTGACGTGCACCAGTGGCACTGCAACACACCGCTGCGGCTACTCAAGCCGACCGGCGAACGGCTGAGCCTGGTGATGTACTACCGGGAGAACATGGAGAAGTGCGGCAGCCCGGCCGAGGAATTGAAGTTTGCAAAGAACCGAGAGACGGGAGAAAGAATGTGGGAACACGAAACACCCCTGTTCGACCAGGACTGATAGTAATGGAAAAGTGGGCCGACTGGCACCTGGAGAAGTTCACGGACTTCGCCCGGAAGGTGCGGGATATCAGCGGAGCCACGCCACATCTGCGCATGGTAGGCCACAGCGTAATGCCAACGGATGATGATTTTGAAGGTGTAGCGTGGCGCGGAGGCCTGTACGCGGCCACGTACAACTATCCGGTAGCCGAAGTAATCTGGCAGCACTGGAGCCTGAGAGAAGCGCTACGCAACGCGGAACTGTTTTACGCGTGGATTGAACAGCACTGGGCCGGGCTGCCGCTGCGTAAGGAACGCAAAGCCGTCAACTCACCCCGGCGACTAGCAGATTGCATTTTCAGTTACGCGCAGTGGGTGAACAGCGGCAGGCTGAACGAGATGTACCGGGCTGGATACCGGTCGACTGAGCCGTACCAAGCCGCATGGGACGTGTTCCAGGAAGTGAAGTACATGGGCCGGTACATCAGCATCCGCTATCTAGAGTACATGCGCCGATACGCTAGCCTGCCAGCACGGATGCCGGATGCACGCTGCAAGGGCGGGGGCCACCCTCGTGAGGGCTTGTTCCTACTCTACCCGGATATGCCGCACCTGATCAGCGGGGATACGGTAGAGGCCGTGGCCGCGAGTGAACTGACGTTCATCGACGCGCTGGCAGCTGTGAAAAAACGCGGAGTAGAACTGGATCACTACAGCTTACAGTCGCTGATCTGCGAATACAAGCAGGCTTGGCACGGACACCAATACCCGGTTCAGGCCCTAGACAGTGAGCTCGGCTACTACCACAAAGTGTTCAGCCACTTCGGTGAAGAGTACCGGAAAGCTAGCCAGTTCTTCCAGATCCGCAAGGCCCTGTTCCCGGAGAAAGCGTTGGGAGAAGTGCAGGGTTGGATCGGCAAGCGCAAAGTGCTAGGCAGGGTGCTCCCTGATTATGAGTACAACTGGAGCGACCTAGAGTTCAGTTACTTGGCGACAGAAGATTTTGCCAAACCAGTGAGGCACGGCGATGAAGCTGTATCAAATAAAGCCAGGCGTCCTGTTTCAACGGGGACGCTTTTTGAAAGTGCCGAATGAAGATAAGCTGGCCACGTTGATCCGGCACCGCATCACGGCCGTTGTCAATCTGACCAGAACCAAGGATGAAGCCGTGGCGCATCGGTTCGTCTACATCCACATACCGATACCGGATAGCAAGCACGTGGATTTTGACGTAGTCGAACGCGGCATACAACGTGCGCTGAACGTAGTGAGAACCGGCGGGGCCATACTAGTTCACTGTAATGCCGGCCGGAACCGCAGCAGCTTGTTCAATGCCATCATGCTGATGGAACTGTACGGAATGACCGGCGAGCAGGCGATTGCATGGATGCGTGCGTACCGCGCCAACGCGCTAGCCACGCCGGAGTTTTGCGAGTATCTAATGAAACGAGAGGTGCGCTATGCAAAGAACAGCCTTGTGGGTAGTCGGTGAACCGGGCGTAGGCAAGACCACGCTCGTTCGTCACTTGATCAAGTTCGGCCGTACCGTAATGAAGCCCAAATGGCACCTAGGCACATACGGCGAGCACATAGCCGCTGCCGCCGGGCACTACAACGGGCAGCCGTTCGACGGGGCCGATACCATCCCTTACAACGGCGGGACTGTAGCACTAGACTACTGGGCCAAGAACCTAGTAGGCAACGTAGACTTGACCATCTTCGATGGTGATCGGCTGAGCAACGAGCCTACGTTAAAACGCGCCGAGGAAGTGGCCGGGTTCATGCGGAATGTAGGGGGCCTACGCCTATGCGCCGTACTGCTGTACGGAGATGAGTGGAAACTGGCAGCGCGACGGGAAAAGCGTAGCGAGCAGGATATCACCTGGGTGCGTGGCCGTAGGACTAAAGCCGCGAACTTCGCTCGGCAGTTTACCGACAGAATCGAGCTAGACACGACGAGTTCCGATAGCGTAGTGCAACCGGCTAAAGACTTCCTAGACGGTCCGCCAAGATTCCTAGACGCCACGGCTCGGCAGAGCGGTATAGTATGGCAGTGAACGGTGGAAGATGAAGAACGGTAACAAGTGGAAGAAGTTGAACCCGCGACGCGCCGCGTTGCTCAAAGAGATTGCTAAGGGCAAAACCACCAGTGAAGCCGCGAAGGTTGCTGGCTATTCCCACCCGAATGCCGCGAATACCGCGTTACGGCAGATGCGTGGTGAATTGGTACAAGCCCTAGAGAAACGTGGATGGGGACCGGATCAGTTTGTGGAAAAGTACCTTGTCCCTATGCTCAGTGCAAAGAAGACCTTGTACGCCAGTGAACATGGCATCTTTACCGACTCCCGTGACGTGATAGATAACGGTGCGCGCATCAATGCCGGTGAACAATATTTGAAAGTGATTGGAGGATTCGCTCCTGTAAATGTGGAGCTCCATGGTGCGGTAGTTCACGTGCTCACGTCGGCTGAAAAACGGGAGGCCGTGGAGAGCGTAAAACAACTGCTCACGTACGATAGCGACGCCGAAGATCCGATCGATGGAGAAGTGGAATGAAGTTCAAGGCTAAAGTTATGTACAAGCTGTTGTCTTGCAGGGCTTGCGACGAAGCCGACTGTCAAGCCGTAGCGACAACGTATCGAGTCGGTGGGGATGCTTGTCTGTGCGAGAAGCACCGCCAGCAGTATGAAGAAGAGAAGAAAAATGAACCGGCGAACGTTTCTAAATCTTAGTATCGGTGGAGTCGCTACAGCGGCAGCCGTGCGCACGTGGCCATTCCGCGTGTACAGTTTCCCTAGCGCACCGGTACTGACGGATTTTGCCACCGAGCCGCTGATGGTGAAGCACGTAATGGCGTGGAACGCGGCGCATGAGTTGTGGTACTTGCGGCCGGGGCAGAAGCTGTACGATACGGTCGGGAACTTGATCATAGCGAACGATCAATCGCAGGCGATCTTGGCTAAAGTGCCATTGGCGCGGTACTTACGCGCAGGAGTATTGGACAAGCTGATCGAGCAGGAATACGGCTGGAACGAAATGGCCGGGGCAGCCGATGTCCTGGCGAAGATGGGAGAGGGCGACGATGCCTGAACTGGATTTCAAGAGCGCGATAGAAACCAACTGGATCAAGCTGGGCACGTTGGAGATGGAGGCAACGGGCGACCGAGTGATCGTCGTACAGGACGAGTTCCGCAGCGGCATGGAGTGCGTAGTGTGTCGCGGGAAGAACATCCGGCCGTTGGAAGGCGGAGAGGCCGGAAAGACGGTGAGTGCAGTTGAGTGCCAAGAGTGCCACGGGAAGGGTTCGATCACGAAAGATCGCGAGGGCCTGGAGCCGCTGATCGTGCGCTGTAACTGGTGCAAGGGGAAGGGCTGGGTGCCGTGCCCGGCGTGTGAAGGCAAGGGTGGGATCGTGGTATTCGCGCAGCAGGACGAGAAGAGCCCAACCACCGGGACGATCGTGAGCGTAGGCGAGAAGATTTTCTGCGCACGGTGTGAAGGGGTCGGTTTCGTCATGGAGCCGATAAGCAAGAGCGAAATGCACAAGCAAACGTGTACGTGGTGCAACGGAACCGGCGGGAGCAAGAAGTACCGTCGCGGCGAGGCCATCATCTACCCGAGCTTCGCGGGACACTTCTGGGAGCTAGAGGCCGTAGACGTTTACGGGAACGACGTGCATGTAGTAGTGGGCGTGTTACGCGAAGACGAGATCATTACGAGAGTACGCGGCCACCTAGAGTTGCGGAGGGTGAAGAAGAGCGTAGCACTGCACACAGCGGCATGAGTGAAACGATTAGGCTTAGTCTCAAGGCAATTCTTAAAGGATGGATGAACAAGTATCGCATCTACGCGCTGCCCAGCTTTGCCGGTGACGAACGGTGGCTATGGGTGCTGACCTACGGGCTGGTAGTACAGGCCACGAGCAGCCGGTGGGAGGACGTGGTGGCACGGTTCAAGATGCTGACGCGGCGGAGGCCGCAATGAAACCAACGGGAATGCGCTGGAAGATTTACCGGCAGACGGGCGTATCCAGTAGCTATTGGGTGCTGACGAAGATCCTGTTTTACTCGAACGGGAATACCGGGATTGTCGAAGCAACCAGCAAGAACTGGGAAGACGTAGTAAAGCGCATGCGACTTCTAGATAAACGGGAAAGAGAAGTTCAACTCTTCAGGTACGAAGCATGAAATATTCCAGGGAAGTGCAGGAGATAGTTCAAGAGAACTTGCGAATCATGTTCCTGCCGCATTTTGAGAAAGTGGTTCGAGAATCACTGGAAGACTGGGTGAAACTGTTCAATGAAGTGGATTCCGCTACAGATCCCGGCGACTAATGACGGCCGGTATAAAGACGCTGTGCGATTGAACTCGCTAGGCAGCCTGTTCCTGTTCACCCGGTACACCTTGAAGAAGACGCGGCTCCGCCGCCTGCACCACCAGATGTGCGGCAGCCTGGAGTGCGAGGACCTACACCTGGTGCTCGAAGAACCGATGCGGCACTTCAAGACGACCATGGGCATCGGGCTGTCAATGTGGTGGGCATTGCCGTTCACCGAGCGAGATGAAGTACAGATGCGGCAGTACCTGACGCTGCTCGCGTGGAAGCAAGCGGCGATAGAGGCCTGGTGCCGGTGGATGCGGAAGGCACACAACCAGAACACACGGACGCTGATCACGCACGAGATCGAGGCGCGGGCCATCGCGATGGGGAGGGAGATAGATGAACACTATCAAAACAACGATCTGTTTAGATTCGTGTTCAGTGACATCCTCCCACGGAACAGCGATACATGGAACGATCACCATAAATACCAGCGACGCGTTAAGGGGAGTGGGAACATTGACGCTACAAATGGGACCTATGAGTATCGGGGAGTGGGTGGAGCTCTTCAGGGTGTTAGCGCAGATTCAGTCATTAACGACGACTCCGTAGGGCGAGAAGCGCAGAAGAACATGCTTACGGGAACCGGCGAGATCATGGAAGATACGTACCGCTGGTGGAAGCAGACCACGACGCGGTTCGACAGCGCCAGCTATACGGGCAGCGGCCTAGGGCGGCAACTGGTGATCGGGAACCGCTGGGGGCATGACGATCTGAACAGCAAGATCAAGAAGCGACATACCGAGTTCCACGTGGAAACTCATTCGGCGGAGGGTGGGTGCTGCAAGCTGCACGCAGCGGGACGACCCATCTTCCCCGAGGAGTTCACCATGGAAAAGCTGGCGCACATACGGCGGACGTTGCAAACGGAGACAGGGAGCAATTATGATTACGCTCACTTTTTCCTTAACCAGAGTATACTGCCCGAAGAATGCATTTTCCGTACCGAGTGGCTACGCTATTACAGATTCAAGCAGTCCCAACCCGCCCTTAACCTGGATGACCCTCGCAACCATTTGCTTCTTGAGCACGAAACGGAGAACGGAAACGCAATCGAAGACGTTCCCGCCGGAGTGCTCCACCGGCGGATGATCGTAGACCTGGCGCACGAGAAGAAGCGCAAGCGCTGCAACCACGTGATACTGGTTGTGGGGTGGAACCCGGAGACGGACCGCATCTATCTGCTGGAGATCTACGCCCGGAAGGAAGGCTATAGCGTGCTGGTCGAGAAGATGTACGAGATCGGACATCGCTGGAATATGTCTGACATGTGGCTGGAGACTGTTGCGGCACAGAACCTGATGAAGTTCCACATCGACGAGCGGAACCGGCGGGAGAAGCGACCCATCTACGTGAACGAGTTGCCGTATGACAACAGCGAGAACGCCAAGAAGAACCGCATCGAAGCGGGAGAACCGCTGTTCAAGAACCAGCAGGTATGGTTACACCGATCGATGGTGGAGTTCATCAGCGAGTACGAGAGCTACCCGGCCAGCCCAACGATCGATGTGCTAGACACGTTCGGGTACATTCCGCAAACGCTGACCGGCTTCCGGACCAAGGAGACGTTGGACTGGGCCCTGGAGCAGCACGACAACTTCGCCAACCGTCAAGTTGGCATAGGCGGATACTGACGAACAGTAGTATAGTTGGGCGCAAATGGAGAGGGTACTGATGGATAAAGCAAAGAAACACTCGGGCGACTTGGATGCCGCTATCGAACTCGCAAAGATGTTAGAGTCCATGGGTATCGAAGTGTCGAGTCGTTATGGTGACGGTAGCAAAGCCCTAGAAGAATTGGCCAAATTGGAGGACAAGGCGGATGAAAAAGATTTTAACGCTTAAAATCCTTGCAGTGTTTCTGTTCCTCCTACCGGCCGCAGCCTCCGCGCAAACCTATGTGCTTTTCAGCGACCGCGTGATGATACCAGTGGTGATAAGCGGAGCACCGCCATTGTTCGGCAGCAGCCCGGCCGGGTTCCTGCCGAACGCCCCGGTGCGGGCATGCACGGCGGGAGCATCGGGATCACCTTGCAGCCCGCTGGAGCCGTTGCAGGATTTGAGCGGTAACCCGATCACCATACCGCCGGGCAGCTTCGGGCAGGTGACGACCAACGCCGTGGGGCAATTCAGTTTTCAATGCCCGAGCGGCGACAAGATGCTGATACAGGTGGCGCAGTCCGGCGGGAACTCGCCGCAGATCAGTTACTTCACGCAGTGCGGGACGAACGTGATAGGGGCAAGCCTGGCCGCGAACAACACCTTCACGGGAGCGAATACGTTCAGCGCGGCAGCTAACCTCAATGCGGGCGGTGCATTGAATGGGAGTTTCACCGGCCCTACAACATTGAGTGGCGCAGTTACGTTCTCTGGTGCAACAACGCCAGTAACAATTGGGGGCTCAACGCAGCCGACTCCGCCATTCTCCGGTGGAATCGTTGCACCGCTTGACCTGTTTTCTGATCGTAATGTGAACATCACGACAGCCAATACCTATCAGAATGCCCAGATGTACCTTGGCAGGACTTCCACGACAGCATTCGGCGCAACGCAATGTCCAGGCAGCGGAACGGGAGCTTGGCTTTCGGCTTGTGATGAACCCATTGCGGTGATTATCGGTACCAACACCAACAGCACCACGACAACCACATCTGCACTGATAGGTCTCGAAATCGGTTTATTTGGCGCGGCATCGGATACAGCATCTCCCAGCCTTGGGGCCAACTTCTGGAGCGGATTGGGAATCAACGTTCAGGATAAGGGGTCAACGCCCAACACCGTGAACCTGCGTGGCGCCAATATAATCGTCAATGCGCAATCTTTGCCGAATCAACTGGCAGCAAGCGGATTATCTCGCTCAGCAGTTGGGACTGAGTACGACATCAACAACAGTTCAGGAACGGATGCCTTTCCGGTTTGCCAGGGAAGCATTGGCAATTGCATTTTTGGAATGACTGCCAACAGTGCTGGGGCCAACAACCTCAGTGCTGGACTAAACATAAACTCCTCTTCGTCTTCTGGCAAGGGATGGCGTTATGGAGTACAGGCTGGCGGAATCAGCGATGTGGGATTTGAAGTGTTTCCTTCGAACACTTTGTCTCCTACCTACGGCGTCCGAGTCAGTGCTGGAGGAACGGGTGTCGCAATAGGCTGCGGGACATTGGGAGACGCACTCGGCTGCACCAACCCGAGCAGTACAGCAGTATTCATCGATTCATTAGGATCGAGCGGAGTAAGCGAGACGCAAAACTCCGGTGTTATCAACCTGCGCACGAAGACATCAAGTTCCACTGGAACAGATTGGCAAATTCAGGGCATTGGCTCAAGCAAGGACTTGGACTTTACTCACATTGGTGATGCTACCGTTTTGGAACTGAGTCCGACTGGGGTAGCAAACCGCATTGGGTTGCAATCGTTCAATAGCACAACGACTTGCACGACGGCGGCAACAGCCGGAGCAGCTTGCACAACGGCCGCGATTACGCTGCCAGTAGGATATGCAGACACCAACTACAGAGTCGCGGTAACAGGCCTTTCACCAACCAACGTCCCAGTGGTCCAGACGGTGACGAAGTCCAACACTACTTTTACGGTGACAATCGTGGCGGTAACGGCTGCGGCAGCTACTTACGCATCCTACGATTTCATCGTGACCCATAACTAACCATGAACCAAGACGAGCGCGACGATGAGTAAGGAAAACTGAAATGCCGGACGTTAGCTGGGGCAACGTTTGGAGGGAACTGGTAGTAGCGTTCTTCCTGGGAATAGGGTGGTCGGTAGGTTGCTGGTTGATCGGGAAGGTGCTGAAGTGAAAAGGAGATGGCGATGGATGAACTGTTCAAGGTGCATAAGCTGAACGACTGGGGGATGGCGAACGCAATGGCAATTGCAGATAAGTTCGAGCAATTGCTACTGACGTTGGAGAAGCTGTGCGGTGACCCGCCCAGCCGCGAGTGGTCCATTGTGAAGACCAAGCTAGAGGAGGCTTGCTTCTTCGCGAAGAAGGCCATGGCAAACAAGCCTTCGAACCAAGAGAAAACGGCATCGGCGTAACGGAGGCTGAACGTGGCAACGCTGCCCAGAATAGCGGAAGGCACAACGCCCCGGCTCTCCTACCGGAGCAAGCGTCAATTCGAAATGCGGGAGACCACTTTCCCGGAAGACGTGAACGAGGCGATAAAAGAGTGGCTATACCGGCAGATTGAGGTGCGCCGCAAACAGCTGGAGAACCGACACAAGAAGAAAGTTCCCGAGTGGCGCAGGCTGGCCGAGGGCCGTCCGCGAGATGAAAAGAAAAGCTGGCCGTTCGAGAACTGCTCCAATCTAGTACACCAGATTATAGGCGAGGCGTGCGATGACATGGCCGCACGCGTGATGCAGATCATCTGGGCCACCGCCCCCATCATCATCTATAAGTACATGATGGCGAACAAGAGTCCGGAAGAGACGGCGCGGAACGCCAAAAAGGCCAAACTCATGGAAGAGGCGATGGATTACTTCGCCTACGAGCCGGACGAGTTGGACCTATACGCAAAGGAGAACATCTGGTTCAGCACCAGCGCCGTAATCGGTACGGCCTGGATGTGCGTAGTACCGGAGCAGCGCATCGAAGCCATCTACGTCGGCTACGAACAGATAGACAAGAGCAAGGGCGGAAAGACTAAGTTCGAGGACGGCACCCTGTACGAAGGGCCGAAGGTACTGAATCTCCGTGATGAGGACTGCCTGTACGATCCGACGTGTGATTGCCCCGAAGACAGTGACTTCTTCTCGCGCCGCGTCACCCTGACCAAGCGCAAGCTACAGGAGCGGGAGTTCAAGGGGACGTACAAAAAAGGCACCGTAGCCAAGATCCTGAGTAAGCCGGACCGCTACGGCCCGGACGAGAACACAAAAAAGATGCAGAAGCAGCGGGGCGTAGTGGCCACGGAGGATCCGCACGTACTGGCCGAGTGGGACATTGAGGAGTGCTACTTCTATTGGTACCATAACCGCAAGAAGTTCCGGTTGATAGCCTGGTTCCACTACGAGACGAAAGAACTGATGAACTGCGTGTTCAACTTCATCCCCGAGAACCAGCTGCCGGTTGTAAGGACGCGGCTCAGTTCCGGCGAGAAGGGGATGAACGGCCGTGGCTATGCCGACATGGGCGAGCACGGACAGGAAGAGATCAGTACGACCAAGAACCAGCGTATTGACGCTACTACCTGGGGCATGCTGGGCGTGAATCGGCTCAGCCCGTTGAACAAGAACATCGACCGGAACTTCAAGATTTATCCGGGGGCCAGCTTACCCTTCGCCGAGGGCGAGTATGAACACTTTGAAGTAGGCAACCCGGCGATGCACGCCGTCAGCCAGCAGAACGAAGTGATGATGATACAGCAGATGCGTGACCGTTTCGGCGTTGGCCCGGCCGTAGCCGGGCAAGGAGCAGGAGGGCCAACTGACAAAAAGGGTCGTAGTTTTGGAAGTATGGGTACATTCGCCGTACTACAAGATTCTAATTCACGAGTCTCTCATCGGACGTCAGATTTTAGGCACGGTCATGTTAAGTTGTTCGGATTGCTTACTGGGATGTATGGAGCAATGGGACTGGGACGAAAGGGAAGCCTATTCGGTATCGACGACGAGCTTTTCAGCGAAGCACTCCAAGACTACTTGGAGCGACGGGTACGAATACCCATCCGAGCTGCTACGGCTAGTGCCAACCGTGAAGTGACCAAGCAGAATGAACTGCTACTGAATCAGGCCATAGCCATGTGGGTAAAGGAAGCCTCCACAATGATTCAGGCCGTGATGAATGCGCAGACTCCACCGTTCTATAAGAAGTGGATGATAGCGGTAATCAAGAGTCGGACGCGCATGGCACAGCAAGTTGTACGGGACTTTCAGCTATCCGATCAGCCGCAAGAGTACGTCCCTGAGATCGACTTCCCACAGGAAATGACAGCAGAGCAGCAACCCGGAGGCGGCGATGGCGCGGCAGCGGCAGGCGGCGGCGGACTCGGCGGACTCGCAGCGTTGGCCCAGCGCGTTCGCCAACGTGGAGGCTTGTCAATCGCTGGTCAATCATCCCGGCTGGAAGCTGGTGGTGGCGGACCTGCGGGAACTACATCAACGGTACCAGTATAAGATTGCGCACGAAGTGCCGCTGACGGCCGTAAAGGCCAGCGAACAGAACTTCGAGCGAGGACGACTGGCCGGGTGGGAATGGGTGATGGAGTTTGAGGAAGAGTTGCGAGAGTGGAAGGAGCAGCACAAATGAAAATTATACAGAGTTGGGCCCGACAAAGTGATTCGAATATCCGTTCATTCTCCCTTGGGTTGCACTTCACCAAAAGCGTAGGCTTCCTCTTCGAAGTCATGCTGGGGAGCCTACGATACCGGTTAATAGGCAGGGCATAAGTGTCCGTGTTGTCACAACAGTGGGCTGCCGGTTGGGTGAATTGCGGGCTGGCGACGGCGCGGGTAAACGTTCCGGAGCTAGAGCGGTTGAGCGGGATAAACCGGGTGACCATCTACAACATCATTGAGCAAGAGGCTAAGAACGGCTGCCGCGTAGACGTGCTACATCTGCTGGTGCGGTGCTGCGGGTTGCAGTTGCCAGATCCCCCGAAGTAGTAGTTAAAAACTTTATACTAAACCGGCGTGCTGCCTGGGTATAAATTTAGCAGCATGGCCATCAACTTCTGGAGTAAGAAACCCCCCGAGGGCGAAACCGAAGAACAGCGCAAGGTTCGCGAGGAAAAGGAAGAGCAGGAGTTCCTATCGAAAATTGGCTTGGCCGTTGAAGCCAAGATGAAGCCACTGTCCGAAAAGGTAGACAGCTGGGACAAGCGCTGGGAAACGCTTGAACGGGCCGCAACGGAAACTGGAGACGGCGGGGGCGGAGGCGATGAAGATGCCGGGGCCACCGAGGAAGAGAAGCGCGAGAAGGCCCGTCGCATTGAGAACGGTAAACTGCTCGCGGCCACCATCCTGACTAACGCTCGCGTCACCGAGAAGGAAGTCCTCGACGAGATCAAGGATAAGTTCCCCGAGTTCATCCCGCAGGTCAAAGAGATCTTCGCCAACACAGCCGTCGAGCGCAAGGGCATGGCCGACTACGCCGTGTATTGCCGCAACGTGATCAGCATGATCATCGGCAAGGCCGCGATGAACGGCGGACTTCGCTACAACGAAGGCACCAAAACGTTCTTCCTTGAAGACCAGGGCGGAGCCGGTGAAGCCGACCAGCATGACTTTTTGGCCCCGGATATGACGTGGTCCGACCCGCGCTCCGGCAAGACGCTGACCGGCCGG